GGGGCAACGGACCATCGCCAATGAATATTTCATAGCGGGCGTCCCCACCGTTCATGTCGGCAGTGTCGCTTGCGTTAGCGGCGTTTGATGTTTGGATGCTAAATGTACCTGTCGAATTTATTTGGACAATCAAATAATTGCCGTAAATAGTTATTCCGGCCACATCCGTTGAAACCAAAGCTGTAAAAGTATCTCCAACGACATACCCGTGATCAGCCAAAGTAACCAAAACAATAGATGAACCACTTGTCGTATCGTAAACAGGAACAGCGCCGCCTGTAGTAATAGTAGCGGTGGCATAGGCCGGTTGCCCCAGAACATCAGTAGCGTAAATATTGAAGGAGTTAGCGCCAATAGCCGAACATTGGTACATTCCAAAAAGAACAAGACCGCCAACGCTGATTTGTGTTTGTATATAAACATTGTCGTAGGAAGTAATATTGCTTCCAGTAATGTTGATAGTTACTTCATTGCTGCCGGAAACGGTGTCTACATCAACTCCAACATTATAAGTTTCAGTTCTTGGGGTGATGTCTCGTAGGATGTTTTCTGACAGCGTTTCGAGAAGATCGACCGCCCCAATCGCCAGATATTTTTTGTCGTTCGCGTCAGCCCACGCCCATAGGCACCGAATGATGCTGCTGATGGGGTTGGCAAAATACTTAGTCCAGCCGCCCAGCTTCTGAGGCAGTCCAATCCCCTGAGCATCAGGCACAAAGCGGATAAGCTGCGACGTTGAAATCGCAGCCTCGTTCAGTGCCGGTGTCCGGTTCTGGTTTACTCCCGGAACGAGTTTGAGAGAGGCATGCGGCATTTATTAGCCTCTGGAGGGAGTAGCCACGGGGGACGGGGACTGGGACGACCAGCCAGATGCCTCGAACTTCTTACGAGCCTCTTCAACGCCAGCACCCTTCAGTAGGGCCTGATACTGACCTTCATAGCTTTGGGCCATAGCCGGATCATCGCTCATGCGACCAAAATTGCGCTGATATGCGCTGACGTAAACCATGGACGCCATGATCATAACATCAGGGAGATACAAGCTGATAAAGGTAGTCGGGGTGCTGACCGACAGGCTGGCAGGGCGGAAGGTGCCAACAATCTCAACGTAGTAGTTCTGGTCAGGATACGGGCCGACCAAAAACAAGTTGTCATTGAAGGGGACAAAATACTGAGGAACGCCGGTATAGGATGATGCACCGTATACAGCGTCTAGGAACTCTTTGGTGGTCGGAAGGCACGGTACGCGCGTACCAGCATCAGGGTCGGCTGTTCCGGCGGGAGTGATGATATTGATTTGCTCGGAAACAACAATCGTACCTTCCGGTATGGTGATCGACCGGGTTCCCGTCGTGCAGGCGTAGCCTGTGAGTGCTGTAGATGTGAACAGAAAGTCCAGATCACGGCACATGCGGTTTTCGGCGTAGGTGATCATCTGCGGCAGGATTTCGACAAACGCCGGATCATTCTCCGCGACTACCGCCATAGTGGCGATCTGGGTTACATACTGGGAATAGGTTAAACCTGTAGTCATACGTCACCCGACCGGCAGAAGTGCCGCCTCTGCTTCGCGCCTAGCCACAAGTCCGGGCAGGATTTTACCTCCACCACGGACCCATTTTCTAAGCTGCTCCTGCGCCCCGTCCCAGTCCCCAGCATTGAGTTTTTTCCTCAAGGTACTGGTTTGCAGCCTGCCGACACCAAGGTTATAGCAGAAATCTACAATGGCGTTTAGTGCTTTCGGGTGTTGGACCAAATTTGGGCAGTACCGGATAACCTTCGGCAAATACCGGTGCCGAAGTTCTGCCTCCATCAGGGCATGGGCGTCCTCTCTAGACATAGGCAAATCAGCCAAAGTGACGGCTCGACCGTCAGCGTAATGGGTCGATCCATAGCCAATAGTCGGGATTCCGGCAGGGCAAAGATACGGTTTGTTCCTAAATCCCTCGAACCGCTTCACCAACTCTATGGCTATGTCGAGGTTCATTAGATACCGCGCTTTGCCAGCGTCCTGTCCAAAATCCAGTAATTCACCACGCCGGAAAGCAGGGCCATATCATCTCCGCCCCACATTTTAGGCATGACATCGACCAAGGGAGCGCCAAGGCGCATCGAATCCCAGATCAGGCAGATTTTGACGATCCCGTAAAAAATCAGCAGGTAGTAGGTCATGACGGGACGCACAGAAGCGGACAGGGACGCCGCCCAGCCTCCAGCCGCCTTGACCATATCGGTCTGCTGCTGGATGGCGCTCTGGAACGCCGCCATAGCCCCTGTATCCAATACTGAATCCCGCTCCGCCCCGATCTCCTGTAGCTTCTGAGCGCCACGGGTCTTTTCGAGGTCGCACTGCTTATCGAACATGGACAGTTCGTGGGTACGCTCGTTCTTCTTATCGAAGGATTTAAGGACTTCAGGGATAAGCCGGAAAACGCCGCCAAGCAGGCTTCCGAAGATACCACCACCCAACAATTCAAACATGACGTTCCCCTTTTGTTCTTATCCGAATACGATCTTTGCCAGTATTCCGGCCATTCCGCACATCAGAGTGATGCCGCCACCAATCAGGAGGCGATTGGTTCCCTCTATGCTGCGCTCCATTTTTTCAGCAGCACTTAGAAGGTTCCCATATCGTTCCACACAAACAGCCTCATGGGTTGACTGCTTGATCTCCACACTGCGGAGGCGATCAAAAATTTCTGAAGATGCCTCGCTCATACCTCTGCCTTTATACCCATGACGAAATCTAAGTTAGCTTTAAGCCTCAGATTATCAGGAGCCGCCTCAACCGCAAGTTTTGCTTGCTCGATGGAGACCTCTTTCAGGCCAAGGTGCCAAGCGGCGATACTGGCTAGATCGTGGGCCTTAAAACCCCAGACTTCCGGGTCGCAGGTATAAACAAGCTGCTTGTCTTTGATCGACAAGGCCCGCATGGCCGCACCGTAGCATTCGGCCCATTGGCTCTGGCGGTACTTTAACAGGGAAATAGCGCACCAAGGCTCGCGGGTATTGGGGGCTTCGGCGCAGGCTTTGTGATAGGCCCCCTCGGCCTCCCACTGCATGCCCTTTTCCTCATAACACTGCCCCAAGACCCGGTAAGCGTAGCACCGCTCATTGCCCCAAGTGGCCTCCGGCATGCTTAGATACTTGTTCAGGGCGACAATTGCCTCGTCCCATTTCCGATAAAAAGACAGTTCTCGGGCGTAATAAAAGGCGTTGCGCGGGCAGCGAGGGTCTTCCTTAACCGATACCGCCAGAAGATCGAGGTACTGGCCCCGGCTCTTTGTGGGATCGGGGTGATGGCTGACCATCAGCATGTCAGTATCGGCCCAAACCTCTACAGTCCGGGGGTCCGGGATGGGGTACTCATGACAGGGGTGGTGCCACATGTACCCTTTGCGAGCGTGGATTTTCTCGTACTTGAACTTGATCCCGCAGCCCCAGTCGAAGAAATAGCGCAGACGGGTGACCTTATCGGTCCACACCCGTTCCATTTCCTCCCGCCAGCCGGGTTCTAGGATTTCGTCCAGATCAAGCGAGATGCAAATGTCAGCATCAGCCGGAACAAGCGCCAAAGCGGCGTTCCTAGCCAAATCAAAGCGCCAAGGAGAGATACAAATATCATGAACAATACAGCCAGCAGCTTTAGCAGCGGCGACAGTACCGTCCGTACTGCCCGTGTCAGCGATAACCACATAATCAGCCTCCTTTGCGGAATTGCAAAACCTCTCAACAAACGCTTCTTCATTTTTACTGATAGCGTAGACTGCGATTTTCAATTTACGTCCCCTTTTATGTAAATCGTCGTACAGGTTATGGGTCGTCCCCCAGTCGTGCCGAGAGAAAACAGGACCATTTCCAGTGTAGGTAAACCCGTCAAAGTGGTCCGGGATGAAGTAATGGGAGGGCCAAACGGTATAACTGCCCTCCGGCTCCGCCTTTAAGACCCCGGTCAGGCGGCGAGGACCAGTCCCGTACCAAGCGGGCTTATTCTCGATGTCATCATCGGCATTGATCTCTTCGATCACCTTCCAAAGTCTTGGATCACCCGGCTTGGCCGCAATATACCCGCAGGCTATCAGCCCTTCGCGGACGGTTTCGTTCTCCCAAGAGACGCAAAGGTTGCTGTCAAACAGCCAGTCTTCCAAAGGTTTGACGCATTTGCTGTCGGCGTCGGCATAGAATCCGCCCTCATTAAAGAGGATTTCGTAGCGCATGATGTCGGCAACACCGCATAGCTGGCGCTGCCACATAGTCTCCATTCGGGCCTTATTTACCCAATGTCCTTCGGAATATTCCCTGTTACCCCATACTTTTACGGTCCAATCAGGGTTCATATCCCGCCAAGTCTGGATGTAATTGTCCGGCCTCTTTGTCTCGTCGCCCACCCAGATCATATGGATGACCTTGGGGATCATGATTTGGTGCTTGGACCAGACATAGACCCCTATTTCACCGTCTACGGCTGACCAAGAGGGCTTCCCAAAGGCCTCTTTGACCCTAGCGTCGGTCCAGTCATCGACTATATGGCGTTCGTGAGGGTTGCCGCCCCAGTCATCCTGCGGGAAATACCCTATGGGGATGCTCGCAATAACGGTATCCGCTACCTGCCGAAGCCTATCAAGAAGGCCCTTGGCCTCCTCTTGGGTCATATGCTCCAGAACATCACCGGCAAACGCTATGTCGAACCTGTCTTCAGGGTCGAAAATATGCTCCCGCGCATCCGCTATGATCAGGGTGGAATACAAGGATTTGAGGGCATAATCCTCAACGTAAGGCTCCCAGACCTCAATTCCCGTCCAATCGGCATCCGGGAACAGCTTGGCATAAGTGCCTTCACCGCACCCAATGTCCAACATTCTGTCGTGCTTTAAAGCACCGACAATCCGCTTTATGTGCGCTTTTCCGTCCTGAGAACTTGTTGGCATTATTTTTCAATCGTTCCGGTGGAGGTTTCTCTGTCTATTTTTAATACGCCCTCGCAGCATATGCTCCAGTCCTCACCGGTCTTGGCCCCATAGCTATCGACGTTTATTTGGATGTTCTTAAATATATACTCTTTGCCGTCCTCGAAGACGCGCCAGACATGATCAACAGTCCCACGGTTAACCTGACCTCTGGTCTTGTTAAACCGTATTTGGAACTGGGCCATCAGACGATCTCTGCCGTAGGTGGGTGGCAGACTTGAGGCGTAACCAGCCTTGTGTCGATGTTCACATGCATGAACTTGAAAGGCTTTACAGACGCATTGCGCGTGAAGCTATGGGGTAGCCATGCATTGGCAAACATTAGCGTTCCCGGTTTTGGCACAAAGTTAATGGCACTAGAAGCCTGAGAAATTACGTTAACGTCAGCCTCGCGTAGAGGCGACATGATTTTACCGTGCCTTGGATCATGGATCACCATGCGCGGCGGGTCTTTGGGGCATTCCAAAAAGTAGAACGCAACCAGCTTGCAGTCCCCGTGGAGATGGTACTCCATAGAAGAATACTTATCGTGCTGCTGGCACCAGAACTCAGTGAAATAAGTTTCCAGCCCCTCCATTGCATAACCTTGGTCCCTAAGGATGTTCCATCCGGTGTTGATGGTGTAGTTCCAGAACGGGGTTATGCGCGGCTCATTATTGAATGTAGCCATTGTGACCGGGTAGGTTTCATCCGGCTTCACTTCTTTACGGGCTTTACGCAAAGCGTCGTTACTGGCGGCGAGTACGTCGCTCAGGAACTCGGGTTTTTCTATGCTGTATACCGGAGACGAGAAATACTGCCACTGGTCTAGTGTGTCTGTCATGTCGCTTACCTAAACTGGGGGCCGGTAGTCCACACGACGATGGACTTGCGTACACCCTTGGTGACGGGGGTGACCCTATGAAGTCGGTAGGACGGAAAAACTACAACCAGACCGCGATCTTTTTTTGCAACATGTCCGTTCTTGTTGATCATAAATTCTAAGTTCCCGCCCTCGTATTCACTTGGATCAGAAAGTTGCAGTGAGATACTTAGTTTTCGCGGGGCGGGGGTCGATCCGCCAGAGTCTATATGCCAGTCATAGTGATCGCCGCCACTGCCGTAGACCGTGTACTGCATATCTTCCATAAAACCGTACAGGTCGAATCGGTAGAAGATAGAATTTACCTTACGGGCTATAAACGCCATTTTATCGTAAAACCAAGCCGTATCATTGTTGTTATGAACCCAGCCCGTTCGAGACTGCCGCCAATCGGGGGCAGTGCCGTATGTTTTGCCTTGATCTATAATACCGGATGATAACTCTAAATTTTGGTCGCAATACGACGATATAAGATCAAGTTCTTCTTTAGAAAAACCATTTTCCCAAGTAGCGTATACGTTGTTTTCCGCATCAGTCGGAGGCGGTGGCGCAAACGTGTAGTTTGACATCACAGCTTCCTATGTATGTGGTTTCTATATACAGACTGATTAACAAGCGTTTTTATCTTCCGCATCCAGCCAGTGTTTTTCTTATCTTCTTCGGAAACCTGACGGCAATTATAGGAAGGTAACAGAGAATCCTTTCGGATTGGTATTACCTGCATCAGGGGCGTCCCAGCCTCTATAACGCCTCGGAAATCATCCTTCATAAATATGAAGGGGAAATTGACGTACTCGTACTGGAAGTACGGATGATCGACGATCCCAGAGTAACAGGTAAACCTGTCCTCCGTCCTGTTCAATGGCGGTAAGAATAACAGCGAGTATTCCGGCGGCGTCTTAATCATCCACCAGTTTAGGAACTTCATGGGTGGGCGCGGGTCCGAGGGATTCGGACATTTGTCGGAAGAGATTTGTTTGGGGTTGTGCGTCTCCACCATATTCTTGTGGAACATCCATTTAAAATCTACGCCTGATCCATCGCTGTTGGATACAAACTCAACGTCAGCAGCCAGCGGTATGATGTAGCCAACAGAAAGCGCGTCGAGGAAGGGGGAGCATCTTTTTATGGTTGACGTTTGAATGCCTTGATTGCCGTTCTTCATAGGCAAGGCTTTAAACCATTCAGGGATGTTCTTTTTGGAAGGATACGGAGTTGGAATTATGCCGTAGTCTTCTTCGGCGCACAGAAACTCTATTTCGTTGTTTTTAAACGCGCTCTTAAACATTAGTTTTGACCATTTCCCCGCTTGTAATATATCTGACCGCCCTTAACAGCCAGTATGCACCTAGAAACCTCGCGTTCGCCCATAAGTATATGGTCGTCGTGAAGGTTCAGCTTCTCGTTGTTATTTATCCAATCCCTTTGATACTGAGGAAGCCGGTCGAAGGCCGACATAACGGCTCTTCGCCTGCTTTCGTCTACCACGTTACAGTAACGCTGCCCGAAGCACTACCGCTACCTATTGTAACCGAAATCTGCTGGAAAGGGAAAACCTTGGATGCGGTGGTAGTGTTGGTCGGGGCTGTAGACCCCGCATTACCCGGTCCACCAGCGTTGAAAGACCCAGCATTTCCGCTTGTAGCGCCTGTACCAGCAGACCCGGAAGTACCTGCATTTCCGTTCGCGCCAGCACCACCCGGACTGCCAGCACCGCCAGCAGTCGCGCCAGTACCTGCCGAACCAGTATTGCCTGCATTGCCGTTCGCTCCAGCATTACCCGGACTGCCAGCACCGCCAGCAGTCGCGCCAGTACCTGCCGCGCCCGTATTACCTGCATTGCCGTTAGCGCCCGCATTGCCCGGTGAGCCTGCACTGCCAGCGGTTGCACCTGTACCAGCAGCGCCAGTGTTACCAGCAGTGCCATTAGCCCCAGCATTACCCGGATTGCCCGCGCCGCCACCAGTCGCGCCAGAGCCACCACCGCCGGGATTGCCCCCTGCACCAGTGCCGCCAGCATTACCCGGAGTACCGCATTGGTAACAATAAGGCCCACCGGGTCCGCCGTTACCGGCACCTGTATTATTACCTGCAGAACCGGGGTAACCACCGCTGCCGCCACCCGTGGCGCCGCCACCGCCGCCACCACCGCCGCCGCCAGTGCTGCCGGGATTGCCCGCCGCGCCGGGATTGCCCGCGCCGCCAGCGCTGCCGCCATTACCACCATTTCCGTTACTGCCGGGGTTGCCAGAATTACCTATTGCGCCGGGGTTGCCTGCGTTACCCCGTGCGCCGCCAGCGCCGCCAGTGCCGTTGTTTCCGGGATTGCCAGAATTACCTATACCGCCAGAATTTCCTGCGACACCCGCACTGCCGCCAGCACCACCAGCACCGTTATTGCCGGGGTTTCCAGTTCCGCCTATACCGCCGGAATTGCCTGCGACACCAGCATTACCGCCAGCGCCGCCAGCACCGTTGTTGCCGGGATTACCCGCATTACCTGAAGTTCCAGAATTACCAGCAACACCTGCTACACCATTAGAACCAGTACCGGCATTGCCGCCGTTACCTCCCGCGCCGCCAGCAAAATTAGCTATGCTACCGAAGGTGGATGCGTTGCCTGAAGTACCGGCATTGCCAGCATTACCATTGACCGCGCCAGTACCGTTATTACCGTTGGCCCCAGCACCACCCGGATTACCGAGACCGCCAGAAGTCGCTCCCGTACCAGCCGCGCCAGTGTTACCAGCCGTTCCGTTCGCTCCAGCATTACCCGGAGAACCAACGCTACCGGCAGTCGCGCCCGTTCCGGCAGCGCCTGTAGTGCCTGCGCTTCCGTTCGCGCCAGCATTACCGGGAGAACCCGCACTGCCAGCGGTTGCACCTGTACCAGCCGCTCCAGTGTTACCAGCCGTTCCGTTCGCTCCAGCGCCGCCCGGACTACCGGCACTGCCAGCAGTCGCGCCACTTCCGCCGCCACCGGTATTACCACCGCTACCGGCTGCTCCTGCGTTACCCGGATTGCCGCCAGCGCCGCCAGAACCACCACCACCACCACCACCACCGCCGCCGCCGGGGGTATAAGGGATGCAGCAGCCATAATAATCCCCATACCCGCCGTAACCGCCAGTACCACCACCAACACTGCCGCCCGCGCCGCCATTGCCGCCAACGTAGTAGCCGCCGGAACTACAACCGCAAAAACCACCGGGATTACCAGCACCGCCGCCGCTACCGTACCAAGTGCCGCCGCCGCCGCCATTACCACCAGCACCGCCGCCGCCGCCAGTGCCACCGTTGCCATTGTTACCGGGGTTACCTGAATTACCTGACGCGCCGGGATTACCTGCGTTACCCCTAGGGCCACCAGCGCCACCAGCGCCGTTATTACCGGGATTGCCTGTATTTCCTATTGCGCCGGGGTTGCCTGCGTTGCCTCGTGCGCCGCCAGCGCCACCAGTGCCGTTGTTTCCGGGATTGCCTGAGTTACCTATTGTGCCAGAATTGCCTGCGAGACCTCGTGCGCCACCCGCGCCGCCAGTGCCGTTATTACCCGGATTTCCTGAGTTGCCTATTGTGCCTGAATTGCCAGCAACACCGGCATTACCGCCAGTTCCTGCCGCGCCGTTGTTGCCGGGGTTGCCAGCATTACCAGCAGTGCCGGGATTACCTGCGCCACCTGCGTTACCTGTTCCGCCTCGGCCAGACAAATTAACGCTGTATATCCCGGTCGGAACAGTAAAGGTCCCCGAGGTGTTAAATGTCTGACTGCCAGTGCCGACGTTAGTCGAACCGAGGTGGACTAGAGGCATTTTTAGGCACCACTCGTCGATCCTGACGGACGCCCCAAGGCGTAAAGTTCTGCAATGTTGGATGACAGAATGTCTTGCAGACCCATAATTACAGCCTAAAAATGACTCTAGTCCACCTCGGTTCGACTAACGTCGGCACTGGCAGCCAGACATTTAACACCTCCGGGACCTTCACTGTTTCGACCGCGACAAACAGA